GCCTGAGCGAACACACGTGCAAGCGCCTGGCGCTGCTCGTCGCCCATCTGGCGCATGTCGCGCGGCCGGGTGGTGGCGGGGCCGTCGAACACGCCCGCGTTGTTCACCCGGTCCTTGGCCGTCAGCTTGCGAGCCGCACGGAGCGCCTTCTCACGGGAGTCAGCGACCGCGAGCGCACGCTTGGAGGCGAAGGTGTACTCCTTGCCGTTCTTCTGCTTGAGCGCCTTACCGACGAGCCACTTCCCACGGTGAGACACGACCACGTAATCACCGTAGAGCGCGGCCGGACGGCGCTCACCAGTGATGCGGACCTTGATCGGCTTGGTCTTGAGACCCCGGACGGTGGTCGCAGCACCGGGGGAGGGCTTACCGAACGCCTCCGCGAAGGTCCGTCGCACTGTACGACTGGGCACACCGCGCTTGCCGGTCAGGTTGGACAGCGCCTTGGCCAGGTCACTGTTAGACGACGGCGCCTTGTACGGCTGCTTCTTAGCCCCGGAGGACAGTGCCTTGGCCAGGTCGGTGCGGGCACCCTTGGTGCCCTTGTAGGCAAGCGGGATCGCCTCCGCTGCCTTCACGTCATCGACGCCCTTCGCGGCCTTGGCAATCTCGGTGGCGGCGCGCGGGAGCTTGGCCAGGCCGACCGCCCACAGCGGGTCAGCACCGATCTGCCACCCGAGCTTCGCCCAACGGTTCGTGATGCCAAGCGCCTCAGCGGCCACGTCCTGACCGGACTTGCCCTCGGCGTCGTGGCGGAAGGAACCGAGCGCGTTCTTCCACGAGATGTCGTCGCCCTTGCCGGACGCCTTGGCGATGAAGGTGGTGAGCGCGGCGTTGGGGACGGTGAGCGCGTCCATGATCCCGCCGCCCACGTCCTTGAGCCCGTCCATGAGCCCTTCGCCCTTACTCTCGGCGCCGCTCTTGCCGGCCGACGCGGCACGGAAGTCAGGGCTCTTGGCCGACAGCGCCGCGAGCTTTTCCTCAGTGGAGCGACGCTTACCCTTGGGCTTCTGCTTGCCCTTGCCCTTGAGCGCCGCGAGCTTGTCGGCTGCGCTTCGCTTGGCCATTACGTAAAGGCCGGGTGCTGAGCGATGAGCTGCTGGATCGCCGGGTCCTTGACGACGCCGCCGAGGATGCCCGTGAGGATGTCATCGACCGTCTCGGCCCGCATGCCCTTGCCCATACCGGCGATCGCAGCGACCGCCTGGCGGGCGAAGTTGCGCGCCTCGGTGCCGGTGCCGATGTTGTCCTTCTGCAAGGTCTTGAGCGTGTCGGTGTACCACTTCTGCATGTACTTGGTGGTCTCCTGGCGCAGCTTGGCACCCTGGCCGGTGGACCCGCTGCTCGCGCCGAAGCCCGACTTGCGGTCCGAGTACTCGCGCCACATCTGCTTGCGCCGCTCAAGGCCGAACTTCTGCCTGGCCATCTTCGCGTTAAACTGCTTCCACGTCAGGTCAGCGTCGGCGGTCTGCTGCTTGAGCTTAAGGAGCGCCTGCTTCTCCTTGGCGTTCAGCTTCACCTTGATGCGCTCGGTCTGCGCGTTGTACTGCTTGACCTGTAGCTCGCCCTCCTTGATGCCGTTGAGGAAGTCAGCGGCTTGCTGGTCAAGGGCGAACTGCTGCTGCTTGTACCTGTCGTTCAGCGTGGCCTCAGCGATCTTGGTCTCAAGGTCCGACCCGGCCGAGGCGAGCTTGTTCAGGCCGCCGTGGTAGTTCGCGCCGATCCCGGCGAACACGTTGGCCGCGCGTGCCTTGTTGACCTCGCGCTGGTCGAAGAGCTGCTGCGAGCCCGTAAGCTGCTGGTTCCCGAAGTAGGCGTTACGCGCCGCGTCGGCGGCGGTCTGGTAGCCCTGCGCGGTGGCGACGGCGTTAAGGCCCGACTGCTGGGCCACGTCCTCAGGGATGTTGCCGCCCACTAGGCGCCGGGCACCGTCGACGAATCCCTGGATGCGGGACGCTGCCTCCGCGTTGCGCTGCTGCGCCTCGGCGCGGATCGCCGCCTGCCCGTCCGTCAGGGCCTTCTCAGCCGCCGTCTGCTTGGTCTCAAGCCAGGTGTTGTAGGCGTTCCAGTCGTCAATCTCGGCCTGCTTAACCGCGTCGAGGCTGGCCCGCTGCCGGTCGAGCTCGCGGCGAGCCGGTGCGAACATGGCCGAGATGTCCGAGCTTGCAGACGCCGTACCACTTGCACCCGCAACCGGAGCGGTACTGGTACGCCCACCACTGGTAGTCTTGCCGCTACCGCCGGTCTGTGAGCCGGTGGTCGCAGGGGCGCCCCCGTGCGTGGCGGGGGCGCTCCCGCCAGCCCCCGAGCCGGTCGATGGGGGAGCCGCCGACTGTCTCCCGGCGGCGGCCGGCTTGGGGGTCCTGGCCTTCTGGACCGCCCCACCCACGGGGCCTGAGGTCTTGGGGCCGCGCTTCGGCTTCGGCCCTGCCTTCGGCTTCGGCGGGGTGGGCAGCGCGATCTTGTTGAACTTGCCGATCTGCGGCGTCTTGTTCACAACGTCCGTGCGCGTCGTGCCAGGGTTGCCAGGCAGCTTCGTCTTCTTGACGCGCAGCTTCGGCGCAGAGGTGCCGACGGACGGCTTCTTGTTGCGCTTGCCCAACGCAGCACCGACCACACCCGTACCGATCGTCGGGCGGACGACTACCGACTTCCTGTTGAGCGTCTTACGCTGCGCCATCCTTAGCCTCCGTAGATACGGCGGTATGCCGCCTGCTTCTGAGCCGTCGACCAGTTTGCTCCCGCTTTGGATGCAAACTGCTGGTACGTCACCTTCGGTGCTTGCGGCGCCGTGGACGAAACCGCACTCGCAGGCGATGGATCGGCGGTGTATATGCCGTTGTCGCGTCGGGTCTGTGCAATGGCTGCCATCTGGCGGGAGTTAGCATCGGCCACGTTGCTCGCCTGCCCGGTCCGTAGCGCCAGTGCTGCATCCGCCTTCGCCCCCGATCGCTGGTCGATGAGACGTGCAAGGCCGGAACGGATGTCGCCCACGTTCCGGTCGTAGCTCGCCTGGGAGCGAGCGTCGTACATCGTCTTGATGCCGCCCTGCGACATGCCACGGGCGGCCACGTTCGATGCGTTGTTGCGCAGGGAGTCGTCGTACGCCTGCTTCATGTAGGGAAGCTGCTGGTTGAGCTGCGCCTCGGCCTCGTCGTACTGAAGGTCGATCGAGCCCTTGCCGCCGTCCATGCCCATCGTGCGGTTGTAGATCGCCCGCATGTTGTTGTCGTTCACCTGGCCGGGCTCGTCGAGCGTGCCGGGGGTGAACCGAGGGATCGGCGGGGCAGGGGTCGGCTGCGCGGCAGGGGCAGTCCCACTCACCCGCCGGTACGCGGCTTGCAGCGCGTCAGCGCCAAGGTTCTTCCACTTGCCGCCGAGCCCTGACTTGAACTGCTGGAAGGTGCCAGCGTAGGGCATTACTTGAGCCGACCCTGACGCTTGAGGTAAGCGTTCTTCACCGCCTGCAAGTCCCAGCCCTTGCCAGCCTTGGAGGCGAAGTCCTTGAAGGTCTGCGCCGGGGCGGCAGGTGCGTCGGGGGCGCCGAGCGCCTTCATGCCCATCGGCTCGACGGGGTTGCCAGCCGGGGGCGGCGCGGCAGCCGGCCCGCCGATCTCGGGCGTCTGGCCCGGCGTCATCTGCATGACCTCAGGCTTCACGAGCCCCTGTGCCAACTTCTCCTGAAAGGACTGCACGCCCGGTCCATTCATGGCACCGTGGAACTTGTCCTTGAGCATGGCCAGGTTCTTGATGCCGGGGTGACGGAGCCCGTACTCGTACAGGCTCATGTTGAACTGTCCGGCACTCGGGTCCCACGCGGGGCCTACAGCCTGCGTGCCCATCTTGGCAGCGGCGTTACGAATCTTGTTGGCCATTCGTCCTCCTTGACGGCCTACTTAGTGTACCACGTTACAGCGTCGGGTTATCGACGCGACCGACCTGTGTGGTGGCCGAATCCACCAACAGTCGCACCTTCATGATCTTCGCAGAGTGCGTCGTCGCCGTCTTGGTGAACGTCACACGGAACATGACGCCCTCGATGCCAGCGGTCTCCTTGAACTTGGTGACGAAGTACTTGCCGTAGGCCGGGCTGCTCACGTTGCCAATGTAACGGGCGTCGATGTTGCCGACCGTCAGGGCCGTTGCATCAATGTCGGCGTCCCCGTCGAGTGTCATGGCCCAGGCCACGCGCGGGGAGGACACTGAGTTGTAGTAGTGGCAGTTGTGCTCGATCTGCACGCCCTTGAGCCGCACGCCGTCCGGGCCGAGATACACATCAGACGGTGAGAACTCGGCCTCGATGATCGACGTGGTTTCGGTGTCCGTCGTCGTGTAGTCGATGTCGGCCTGTGTGTCGGCGATCGTGGACGTGTCCTCGCCCACGAAGCACTCGGTCACTTCCATCATCTGGTACGGGGTGACCGCCATCGTCCGGCGCCCTGCCTGCGTGAACAGCCACGGTTGGCGGCGGCTGCTATTGGTGGTGTTGCCCCACGTGCTCCACGCCCGGGTGAGGAAGTTGTAGCGGTACACCTTGACCGGGGTGGTGGCGGCGATGCGCCGGTCCTGTATCGACACAAGCAGGTCGTCGGCCACTACGGCACAGGAGACCGCGCCGTAGATGCTCGTCACACCAGTGGTCATACTGTCCCACTTTGCGACAAGCTCGTTGCGGATGCCCTGGCCGAAGGCGTTGCGGGTCAGCTCCACGGGCGGGCCACTGCCGTTCGTCATGAACAGGCCACGGTGCGACCAAAAGATGAGGCTGCCGTTGTAGTAGCAGAGGGACGCTTGGTCGAGAAGGCCGATGTCACTGTAAAGCTGCGTGAGCGTGAAGGTGTCCTCGTCGTAACCTGACAGGACCCACGTGCTGTGCTTCATGAAGATCAGCAGACGCGAGTCCACGACGGCCAGGCCCATGATGATGTCGCCCTGGTCACCGACGAGCACGTTGTTCGTGGACGTGAACTTCTGCGGGTACCCGGCGTCGGACCAAATGAGCTTGTTGAACTGGTCCTCGGCGGTGTTCGGGTGGACACCCCGGCCGACAAAGAGACGGTCCCGGAAGAGCGCGACACAGGCGGGTGAGATCGCCGGGTAGTTGGACGAGGCACCGTAGCCGTTCGAGGTTAGGTTGAGCGTGTTACGAACCTCGATCGTCGTGCTCGCACCGACAGCGTTCGGAACGTTGGCCGTGGTCTCGCCCATGCCGTAAGGCGTGTCGATCTGGAAGTTGATGTCGCCCGCCGTGTGCTCCACGATCCGGTAGGCGTAGCGGTAGGAGGCGCCCGGACCCGTCGCGCCACCTGTGACGCGCAGGAACATGCCCGCCTTGGAGGCGGCCGGCGCGGACGAGAAGGTGCCGCCCACCGCGCCGTTGCCGATCGTCACGCCGCCCGACGTGTGCGTCGTCCCGTTCGCGCCGCCCCACACACAGAGCAGGCTGCTGCCGCCAGCAGTTACCTCGCCGCAGGAGTACAGCGTCCCGTTGTAGATCGCGCCGGGTCCGTACAGGCGGTGGCCGGTACCGCTCGCCGCGAGAGCGACGCTACCGCTAAAGGTCTTCTGAGACCATGTGACGTACACCGTGCGGTCCGTGCCGCCGAACGCGCCACCGACGCCGAGAGCCTGATACGCACCTGGGTAGCCGGTCGATAGTTCACACAGGTTTACAAGCGACGTGGTTGCAAACGGGGTCTCGTAGGTCGTGACCGAGTAGGGCCACACGTTCGTCTTCGTGCCGCCGATGGTGTTGTACCAACCGACGCCCTCCCGCCAGCCCCGCCGGACAAGCAGCTCGACGGGGCTCGCCATGTAGGCGTTGTGGAGGATGCGTGCGTAGCCGGGTGCCCCGTGGGCAGTGTCGGTGTCGAGGCCCTTGATTGGGAGCGGGACCTCGAGGTTCTTGATCGTGGAGGCCACTAGAACACCGGGCTCTTGTAGTTCTGGCCGTAGGTGTCAGGCATGCGTGCGCGGCTCTTGGTCTGCTGCGTCCGACTCAGGTCGCGGCGCCGGAGCTCTTCGATCTGGCCCTCGTACTGGTCCTGCCAGAACGAGTACATCTGCCCGTCCTTGTCCCGGCCAGCGTGCAGCATCAGCGCCCCGTATACGAGCACGTCATGGAAGGTCTCGGGGATCAGCGGCTCGGTGCCCGAGGTAAGCGCAGCGGGCGAGCGCCAGTAGGGCAGGGTGTAGGCGTACACCGCGTCCGGCGTCGGGTAGAAGTAGATGCTGCCGCCCATGATCGAGTAGTACTTCGGCTCGCCCCGGTCGGTGGTGTCCACCGCGTCACGGGTCCGGTAGTCGAAGGCTTCCCAATCGGGGATGTACTCAGGGGCCGTCACGCTGGTCGAGTCGGGGCGCAGCCGGCCAAAGTAGCCGTCCGCGACAGCCGCCGGGACCGCAACGGTCGCAGTACCCGCGACGGTGCTGATCGAGGTGGTGGTCTCAAGCCAGGACCAACGGCGCCGCTTGCACACGTCGAGGTAGGCCATGTTGACGAAGGTGTCGATGTTGGTTGAGTCGGCCGTGGCGTAGTTGCCGAGCGCCGTGGCCTTCGCCGTAAGCTGAGTGAGGGTCGCCATTAAGACCTCTTGCCAGTGAGCGGCATGTTCTTGAGCCACACAGGGTCGTACATGTTGGAGCGACGCGCGGCGCGGTCGAACTCCCACATGAAGCGGTCCATCTTCTCTTCGTCCATCTTGCCGATCTTCTCGTTCGCCGCATCGACCTCGGCGGCGATCCGCTTCCACCGCTCATCGAACGGCACAGCGAGCATGTAGCGAAGGTCCTCTAGGACTCGGGCGTCAAGCGTTGCGTAACGCTTCACGATCCTGTCCTCACCATCGCGGCAGTGCTCCATGACCACGTAAGGGTGAGTCTGGTGATCCGGGTGGTAGACGATGAACAGCGAGGGATCAACCTCACGAATCCGGTTGCAAATGTCGTACAGGTCCGATGAGACGTGAGTGGCGCCCTTCATCCGCAGATTCTCGGGGCGCGGTGCGTAGATCGACTCGCTCATGTTCCGTCCTTGGAGTAGATGCCCCAGGGGAGGCCGGTGATCGGTGGGTACCGACCTCCCCCAGGTCGCGGGGTTCGCTACCAGACGACTACTTGGAGTCGTCAGCAGCCCCGGTGATCTTGCCGTGCGCGTTGCGCCGGTAGGTACCGAGGTTGCAGTACTTGAAAAGGACCGCGACGTAGCGGTCCAGACGGGACTCCCACTTGAGGACCTTGCCGTCCTCCTCCATCCACTCCCAGTCCGACATCTGAATCCACATCATGTCCTTGGGGGACAGGGCGTAGACGTAGCCAAGCTGGCAGTGGTCATCGACCACCATCGGCTTGTTGTCGAACAGCAGGGCGGAGAAGCCGCCCCGGAGGGTGACCGCCTGCGCGTCGTTGAACCGCTTGAGGGCGGTCAGCGTGTTCGCGTAGCGGTTGCGGATGCCACGGGTGGTCAGGAGCAGGGCGTCGTCGTCCTTGCCCGACTCAAAGCCGATCCCGTCCATGAGCTGCCGCAGGAGGTTGTCACCGACGACGGCACCCGCCGCCGCGATCTCCTGGGAGGCCCAGAAGCCCTGTCCGGCGGTCGCCGGGTTCAGGCCGTGGAGCGCGCCGGCCGAGTCGACAATGTTGTCGAGGCCGTTGATGGCCTGACCCTTGTCGTTGTTCGGCGAGCCCGAGGTGGAGTCCGAAGAGGCGCGGACAATCACGTCGTTCGTGGTCGTAGCGACCGAGGACGAAAGGGTGATCGTCAGGGCCGTCCGGTTGACCGCCGTGACCGACACCGAGGCAGAGCCACGGTAGGTCGTCAGGGTCGAGTCGTAGATGTCCACGTACTCGCCGCCCTGGAAGTAGATCGTGGTCGAGACCGCCTGGGTCGCCGACGTGGCACCCGTGGTGATCGACGCCAGGACGCCGTTACCGGCACCGAACGCCTGGATGTTGACGTGGCGCTTGAGGTCGTCAGTGACGCCCTCCATCTCAGCCGTCAGGGCGCGCTTGAAGGCACCCTCGTTCGACTCACTGGCCTTGAGAAGCTGGCCGGTGATGTTGAACAGGCCGTAGAAGAACTTGAGGGACTCCGAGATGTACTGGTAGCCCTGGTTCCCAGGCGCAGGCAGCGTGGCGCTCTGCGCACGCGGGCCGGTGCCCTGGTTACGAGAGGTGTGCAGGGGCACACGGAACTCGTTACCAACGAAGTCGATGCCCTCAGCCTCGGCCACGATGCCCCGGAAGTCACGCGAACCGTGGGGCATGCCCTGGTCGCTGTCACCGTCCTTGGAGCGAAGCCCGAAGAGAAGGATCTTGTTGCTGCTGAGCTGGTCACGAATCGGCCCGAGGAAGCGGGTCTTCATCGCGGCCGAGAAGGTCGTCGTATCGGCCATCCTTGGCCTCCTTTGCTATTTGCCGCGACGCGCTCGGTCCTCTGAGAGGAAGGCGTCGATAGAGTCTCCGATTGTGCTGAAGTCGTGGGCCTCACGGGGAGTGGGAGCGGGGGCGTCACCAAGCGTGGGCGGGGCCTCGTCCTTGGGCGCAGGCGGCTTGTGGTAAGCCGTGTACGCCTGTAGGGCCGCGTCCAAGTCGCCCTCATGGGCGAGCATCGCCATGTTGAAGAGGTTTTCGTCAAACCCCTCAAACTGCTGGCCGAGAGCGTCAAGAAGCTGCTGGTACTGCGCGTCCTGCTGCGCAGCCTGCTCCTGCTCCATACGCTCACGAACCCACCGCGTCACATCATCCTCGGGGGCAGCCTCGGGGCCGTCGAGCTCTTCGCCCTCGGCGTCCTCAGCCATTTCCTCAACCTCAGCGGCGGTGAGCCCAAGAAGCTCACCGATCTGCTGGTAGGTGCCCTCGGGGTCGGACTCAAGTGCCTCGAGTAGACCCGCCCCGATCCGAGCCGCGTCCATGCCACCGTCACCGAACAAGCCTGTCCATTCGGCAAGCTGCTGCTCGTGCTGTGTCATGCGCGGCTGCCACACCTCGCGGAGGTACTGATCGACGCGGGGATCTTCGATCCCACGGTCGGCCAGGTCCTTCGCCCACGGCGGAGGTCCCTGCTCCTTGGCCGGCGCCTTAGCGCCCTGCTGTGAGCCGTCCTTCTTCTGTGCCTTGGGGTCGGCGGCGGGCTGCTTCGGAGCGTCCTGCTCAGGAGCCTCGTCCACTACCGCTGCACTTCCCTGTGCCTCAGAGCCGTCCATGTCTCTCCTTGTTTACGCCGAGCGCCGCTTGGCGGCGGTCAGCATGTCGTCCTTGAGCCCCCCGGCTGCTGCCATGAAGGGGTTGGTGTCGTCCGTGCTTGGCGCCTCGGGCGGAGGGGGCACATCTTCGACAGGCGCCTCCATCGGCGCAGCCTCCATGCCAGGCTCCATCGGAGCCTCACCCTCCATCGGCGCTGCCGGACCACCCATGCCCGCGTTGCCCTCAATCTCAGCGATCGCGGACTGCAACTGCATGAGCGCCTGAGCCATCGGACTGTCGGGCTCGGTCTTGTGGACTTCCTTGTACATCAGAGCAAGCGCCTGAGTAGCCTGCGTCGCAGCCTTCTCAAAGGCGGGTGAAATGATGCTGGGAGCGTCCGTGCTCATCTCAGCCATATTATCACACTCCTAAGCCGTAACTGGCGGTTGTGGTCCCGCCGCCATCGCCTTAGGGTCGGGCGGCATGAGTAGCATTTGCTTCTGCTGCTGCTCCTGTAGGAAGGCGGTCTCGCCCTCCTTGTGAAGCTGCACGTGGTAGTCGAACATCTGCTTGATGTCCGGGGTAAGCTGCTCAAACTCAGTGGTCTTGCGGTAGCGGTCGTGCTCCGCAAGGTGGACCGCATGGTTGTCCCACTGGTTCGGCTGGATCGGCCGCGTGCCGCTGGCGAGCATCTTGTTCTCGCGCCAAGCGATGTTGCGGTCGAGCGCATTGGGCACAAGCTCGGGCGACTCGGGCGCCATGTCGAGCAGTTCAAGGATGATGTTCGGGTCCTGAATGATGCCCTTCTCAAAGAGCAACAGCACCCGGTCCCATCGGCCGGCGATCGTCTGCGGCAGGCCCGTGGTGGTCTGCACCTTGACGCGAAACTCCATGTCGAGGGCGTCACGCTTGAGCGTGTACGCCTCCACCCGGCCGTCGCGGTCGTAGATGCGCACAAGCTGCTCGGGGTCACCGAACTGGCGGAAGAGCTGCGCCGACATCATGAAGCCGTCACTGATGGCGGTCTCCATGTTGTGAACGGTGTCCTTGATAACGCCGTCGTCGGTCTCCTGTAGAAGCTGGATCGCCTGTCCTGACTCGACACGGCCCGGCACGCCCGCGTTGGAGACCTCGTGCTGGC